TTTACTGGAGGGTATCACCTATTGAACTTGAACTATAGAGAACTACTGATGTCTAATCGGGTATTAGAGTTTAAAGATATGGATGAACCATACATGAGACTGAATGGAATGCCAATCTTAGAGTATGGTAAGCTATACGATTCAATCGATGTTGCATTAGTTCCACTAATTAGTACAGAATTTAACCGGAACAAATCGCAGCTTAAATTAATTGAAGCAGGATTCAAAAAGAAAGCGGTGATCGTATCTAATGTTATACCTTATCGTGATGATATTACTTTGCACAATGTATTAGTATCTGCCGATAAGAAATGGAAGGATAACATTAAGTACCTTGTAAAGAATCCGAATAAAGTAGAAGATCTTAAAGAGAATCTATTTGAGTATGTATCTGCAAGGTATGACATTAAGATAGTGAATGTAGAACGCAAACAGATATTTGATAGATGGTTAGCATAGGAATAGGGATAACTACTTACAATCGACCTGAGTGCTTAAAAGAGTGCTTAGAGCATATCTATAAACATACCTTTACAGATAATGTAAAGTTTTATGTAGCAACAGATACCGATGAAGATCGTAGAGGTGTAGCATTTAGAAAGAATGAATGTCTCAGATCTTTAAAGAATTGTGACCATATCTTCCTATTCGATGATGACTGCTATCCGATTAAGGATGGATGGATTGAGTTCTTTATTAATGCAAACAAAGAGCATTTATTATATCTAAATAAGAATCATGTGCAGATATCTACGGATGGACATTGCAGTTACTATCATGATTGTGCAGGTGTATTTATGTATATTAGAAAGGATGCATTAGATAGGGTAGGTGCATTTGATGAAAAATTCATGTATTTCGGCTTTGAACATGCAGATTATTCAATACGAATTTTAGGAGAACGTCATGCCTATCCCATGCTGAATGGTACTGATAACTATATCTATTCAAAGGATTACTCAGATTACTTATTCCATAGTTCTTCAATCTCTATTTTAGAGAGGAATCAACACATCAAAAATAATTGGGATAAATTCTTCAACGAACCTATTAAAAGTGTATTTTTGCCATTATGAAAATCCTATTCAAATATACTTCGAGATCAAGACGATCTAACTTTCTTAGAGGGTATGATTCTATATTGAATAAAATAGCTAACAGAGAGGATTATCACATTCTTATCTCAGTTGATGGAGATGACCAGAGTATGTCACCTCTTCCGGTATTAGATGGTAACTATACATTCGTAGTGGGTAACAGTAAGAATAAGATTGATGCTATCAACAGAGACATTAATGAGTTCGATTATGACTTCGATATACTTATCAATATGTCTGATGATATGATTTTTACTAAGAAAGGATTTGATGATATTATTCGTGCTGAATTTTACAATGACTTTAACCAGTACATTCACTTTAACGATGGTAATCAGAAAGACAATGTATGTACAATGCACATCGTAGGAAGAGATTATTATAACAGATTTAAGTACATTTATCATCCCGAATACATATCTTTATGGTGCGATGTTGAGAATGATATAGTAGCGAAGCAGTTAGGATGCTACAAATACATGGGTGATAACCTTAAACTATTTAGACATCTTCATCCTGCATGGGGGTTAGCACCTCAAGATGCATTAAGTATTAAGACAGAGGATAGAGCATTATGGATAGCAGATGAGATTACATTTAACAAACGTAAAATAAAGAACTTTGGACTATAAACTATCAATCCTGATTCCTACATTATCAAGTAGAGCAGATCAATGTATGTCATTAGTAGATAAGATGCTTGATCAAGTTGAGAAAGGTAACTACATCGGATTAGTAGAAATAGTTACTCTCTATGATGATGGTGAGAAATCAATAGGAACGAAACGAAATGAACTGATTCAAATGGCAAAAGGTGAGTATGTTTGTTTCATTGATGATGATGATGACATTGCTATTAACTACATTGATTTATTGATGGAAGGAATAGAAAAAGGGGTTGATTGTTGTTCATTGAGAGGTGTTATTACATGGGATGGAACGAAACCTGAATTTTTTGAACATTCAATCCGTTATAATAGTTACTCAACCACTGATAACATGATTAAGTATGAAAGATTCCCTAATCACTTAAACTGTATTAAGAAATCTATTGCGAATCAGATAATATATCCTGAGATCAATCATGGTGAAGATACTGACTTTGCTCATAAACTTTATGCGAGTGGATTGATTAAGACTGAACACTACATAGATAATATATTATATCACTATAAATTCATTACAAACAAATGAGAGGAGCAATAAGTTATTCTTTATTCGGTTATGAGCGTGAGCGTAATGCTGACTGCTTTGACTTCAATTCATATCTGCGAGGATTAATGATTAACATCAGAATGAATCGTTTATTGTTTCCAGGATGGGATATAATACTTCAAACAGATACATCAACCTATGAAGGGTGGAAAGGTCTATTGGATATATTACCAATTAAACTTGAAGTACATCAGGATAAAGTACCATTAACTTTGGCAATGCTTTGGAGATTAAGACCGGCATTTAATCAAAACTATACGCACATCCTTTGTAGAGATTTAGATAGTCCTGCAACATATAGAGAAGTACAAGCAGTTCAATATTGGATTAATAGAGACAAAGCTGCTCATGCTATTACCGATAGCGTTAGTCATGATGTTCCGATGTTAGGTGGAATGATTGGATTCAGACCTCAGTATTTTATGGATAAGGTAGGTGTTAGAACATGGGGAGATTTGATAAGAAAAGAATCGGGGTATGATTGGAGCAGAAAGGGTAATGATCAGGCATTCTTAACGCACATCGTTTATCCTTGTTTCGCTAAGCAAGGTGTTGATAGTATTACTCAGCATTATTGTTTAGGCATGCCGAATAGCTTCCTATCTGATTATCACAGTAAGATTCAAGATGTTGAAGTAAATATTCCTATTGAATATAAAGAGAGTAATGATGTCTGCGGTCATATCGGTAGTGCAGGATATTACAATGGACAGATGAGCAGATTTATAAATAAAAATGCTGATAAGTTCCTGGACTTAATAGAGATTGAAAAGGACTATTCTGACTTATTTAGTTGGGTTAAAAACGGATGCTATTGAACGGAACAGTCATTGATATAGATGGAATCTCAGTACAAGTTATCCCTATTGAATTAGAGGATAGCACAGACATTGCACATCTACTAACTATTACAGATGGATTTAAAACAATAACAATAACTATATCTTATGGAAGAATCACAGACGAAACGATACGTTGTAATATCGACAAACAATAATCCCGATTACTATTTCTATGCTCCATATCAAGAGAAGGCATGGAATAAGTTAGGATGGAATCTTTGTGTAATGTGTACGAATGATGTTGATACTAATCAGTTATGTCTTTCTTCGCCAGGTACAATTGTGGTACAGTTACCAATGCTTAATGAACTTAGAACAGAAACAATAGCACAGGCGAGTAGATTATATGCTGCTAACTATCTTCCTATGGATGCTTTGATTATGACCTGCGATATGGACTTAATCCCATTGTCTGACTATTGGAATCCTGATCGTAATAATATAACTGTCTATGGTCATGACCTTACTGACTATTCTTACTTCCCGATGGGATATACTGCTATGTTAGGCAGCAAATGGAAAGAAGTAATGAAATGCTCATACAATACTGAAGCTGATATGATGCGAGATGCAACAGAGTATTCATACATAACAATGTCGAAAGAATGGGAGCAATGGTGGAACTATGACTGGACATTACTAACTGACCGACTGAAGAGATATAACATTGATCATAAGATACGAGGTAGACAATCGAATGGATTTGCTCATGGTCGAATTGATAGAGGTAATAGCATGGCAATGATTCAAGGAGAATTAATCGATGCTCATTGTGAGAATAACAATGTCAGACATCCCGATAAAATAAATAAATTTATATCTTTATACGAATCAATATACGGAACATTATGAGAGAACAATTTTGTGCGAGTGGTGGTGACTTAGCTTACTATCCTCTATTATTTAAAGCAATGGAATCGACTGAAGGTTCTATCATGGAGTTAGGAATGGGATATGGTTCTACACCTCTACTAAATGAATATGCTACTAAGTACAAACGAGAACTATCTTCCTTCGATTATAATCAAGAGTGGAGATCAAAGTTTGATAACATCCTAAATTCATATCACAAAAGCTATCTTATCAAAGATTGGAACGAAGTATATTCTAACTATCCGACAGCATCTGTTATCTTCATCGACCAATCGCCAGGAGAAGAACGCAAAGTAACTATTGAGAACTATAAGAATACATCCGGTATCTTAGTTATCCATGATACCGAACCGATCGGTGCAGGTGATTATCAAGTGAGACCATTGTTTAGTAAGTTTAAATATAAGGTTGAAGTTCAGACAGATGGAGCATGGGCAACAGCGTTAAGTAATGAGATAGATATTACTAAATGGATAGGTGAGAGATTCGGAGATTATACAATTGTATCATAAATATTGCACAAAATCAATAATTAATATACTATAATATGACAGAAGAACAATACAATGAATGTCAAAAGTATAGAGGGGTTATAAATCTCTTTGTTACTTCAGGACAATGTATAGGAGGATTAGATGGGTTATTTGATTACTATGGTGTAAGAGGTCAAGACAGATCATGTCCCTCCTGCATCAGCCAGTTCTTACTTAACAGACATTCTGAACTAATACAATACGAACAAGATAACAATCTGTAAGGTAGCATGATAACAATCTGTAAAGTATGTGCTATAATGGATCAGAATATCATTCCGAAAGAATGTGAATGGTGTGAGTTATGTTCTTCGTTCATCTGTAAAGAATGCAAACCTAATCTTATAAGAAGAGGAATGGCAATGATAAAACTTAAATTAAAGCAGAATGCCGACACCAAGTAAGGGAGAACATGAGAGCGAATTTATTCCTCGTTGCATATCGATTCTGATTAATGAAGGGACTGACAAGGAACAAGCTGCTGCAATCTGTTATTCTAAATGGAATGAGAAGGAATCCTTTGCTGATGAGAATAAGGTATCCTTTGATTATGATGGTACTATATCAACAGATAAAGGTAAAGAACTTGCAAAGAGAATGATAGAAGAAGGTAAAACAGTCTATATCATATCAGCGAGACATTTTGTAGCTAATATGTTAAGTACTGCCAAAGAGTTAGGTATTCCGTTGAGAAGAGTATTTGCTACCGGAAGCAATCAAGCAAAGATTAAAAAGGTATTAAGTTTAAATATAGGTACACATTACGATAATAATAGTGATGTAGTTAATCAGTTAAAAGGAATAGGGAAGTTAATATAATGGCAGCACCAAAGATAAACTACTTTAAGTTAGGTAATAATGGAGGGAGACCTCGCATCTATCCTACACCTGAATTATTAGAAGAGAAGTGTATTGAATACTTTGAGTATTGTGTTACTGAGAAGCAGATAATAACTATTACAGGATTATGCTTATACTTAGGTATACATAGAGATACTTTGAATGGATGGAGAAAAGAAAGTAATCAGTTTTCCGACACAATAAAAAGAGCAATCGACTGTGTACTCATAGCATACGAGACCAAGTTAGATACGTTTACCTTTGGTGGTGCTATCTTCGCCTTGAAGAACATTGATAAAGAGAACTGGAAAGATAAGACAGAGCAAGAAGTAAATCAAACCAATACAAATGTCACAGCCAGTTTCGGTAGTTCTGTACAGTCCCCATCAGAATCAGCAGATGATTCACGAATCGATAGCTAATGGACATCATAAGTACTATGTGTTATCTATCGGTAGACAGTTCGGCAAATCTTTGTTGGCTGTCAATCAGGTACTATATTGGTTTTTTAATGTACCGAACTGTAAAATAGGGTGGGTAAGTCCAATCTACAAACAATCAAAGAAAGTATTTAAAGATATAGAGAATGCCTTTGCAGAGAATCCCCAAGTATTCAAGAGTAAGAACGGAACTGAACTTACTTTTAGTTCGCATAAAAATAGCACTATTGAGTTCTTTAGTGCTGAGCGGTATGATAATATTCGTGGTTTTACCTTTGACTATTTGGTATGTGACGAGTTTGCTTTTATGGACAATGAGGCATGGACTGAGGTACTTCGTGCAACAGTTCTTGTTCGTGGCAAGAAAGTTCTACTAATATCTACACCAAAGGGTAAGAATCACTTCCATCAGATATTCAACCTTGAGAATCAGAATAGTCAGTACAAGTCCTTTCAGATGACATCGTATGATAATCCATTAATCAATCCGA